CGTTCATCGACCGCGGCTTGGTCCGGCGGCCACCCGGATTGCGTCGGCCAATGCGGCACCGATCGCCTCCGCCACCGACTCGCCGAGCGCCGCCGCCGCTGGCGCGAGGAATGGGCGCGGGGGGTTCCTGCGCGACCCCAACTCTTGATCAGGGGCGACCCTGCTGGTGGACCCGATCACGGCCCGTGCCGTGTCAATCTCGTGCGCGATGGAATCCCGCAGCTCGTCCTCGCAAATCCTCGGCGCCTGCCGAGAACCGTCCGGAGGGGTTAGAGACTCCCGAACCGCTTTCTCGATGCGTTGCGACGCATCCTCAAGTGCCTTGCGCTGCACGGCGTCGAAATCAATCGCTGCGATCCGTGCGGACAACATTGCCAAGCTGATCAACTCTGCGTCTCCACCCAGCTCAGCGTCGACCAATCGAATTGCCGGCCCTGCAATGTGCCAAGCGCGACGATCCAAGATAGCCGCTCTTCGGCATTGAGACTGAAAGCGACATCGAACGGCACCCCGTTCCGTATCAGGAACAGCGGGTCAACAAGATCGGGGTGCCTGCTCAGTTTTTTGCCGCGTCCCCATCCGGCGACGGGTCAGAACGCAAAGCCGCCGCCACTGCCGCAAGGCCTGCATCACCAAGCCGCTGCACCATGTGCTCGATCAGCACCTCGTTCACCGGCCTCGGATATGGCACATCGTCGATTGCAACCACCGAGCACGCCAGCAGCGCCATGCCAAGATACGGCTGATTCTGCGCAAGCGTCGACCCCACCGCCTTGAACAGCCGGAGCTTGTCGAGCGCGTCAAGCCGCTGCAGGTTGAGTTTGCGTCCGTGCGCGTCAGTAACCGTCGTGACTTCCTGTGCCGCCGCGACAATTCGTGCCGAGGGTGACTGCATCAGATCCGGACCCGTGTCGAGGCCCAGAATTCGAGCTTCTGCTTTACGGCGGCGTCACCTTTCCAGGTGCCTGCGTTGGCAAGCTTGAAAACGACTCCGTCGTACTGATAGGTCGATGTCGAGCCATCGACCTCGTTTACGTATTGATACAGCGCGCCAACCGGTAGGTTGCCGCCTGCGAAGTAGGCTGCCTCCGCTGCCGCGATGAAATCGTCGACCTCGCTCGATCCGCGCTCGACTTCGAAGCTGCCTTCCCAGCCCTTCGGCAAATCCGCCGCCATCGGCACGCCATCGAGGCGGTCTATTCGCACGGGTGTGGTGAGCTGCCGACTCTCGAATGCGGTGACATAGGTCAAATCGACCCGGCCGGCCGGGCCCATAACCACGAGCTGACAGTCGCGGCCAATGGAAAACTGTGTTGTGGGCATCTGCTACGCTCCAACCTGTCCGCCTGGTAGCGTCTGGCGCTGCACTTGCACCGTCTGCCCGCCCTCCACGTTCACGATGAACATCTCGTTGATCGCTTGGTATTGCACCTGGCAATCCGCCTGCACGTAGCCGAGGCTTGTGCGGCTGAACGGATTGTTCGATGTGTCGCAGATTACTGAGAATGGCAGGCTTCCATCGACGCTGCCCAGCAGTCCCTGTTGGAGCAGATTGTTAAGGAAGCTCAAAAGGGTGGCCCGGATACGCTGAAACAGTCCGGAGTTTATCACCTCTCCGACGTATTGCCCCATCCCGGCTGCCAGCGTCGCGGCAATGTAATTTGTCAGTCTTGTATAGTTGTCGCCGTCAACCGCCGCATTGCTGCTCGAGTTGAGGCCGCCGCGCACGCCCCAATACGTGCCGCCCGGCTGCGGGTTGGCGATGACATCGATGCCCGCGCCCAGGAGCGCCTGCAGATCCGCCTCGGAGTAGACGTTAAACTACCCGCTGCCTGGGCTGCCGGACTTCTGCGTCCCGATGACGCCATAGAGCGGCTTGTTCAGACTGGACTGTTCCGGCGAAAGATTGGCAAGCCGCCCGGCCGCGAAACCTTGCGGGCTGACCAGCCGGACGATAGAGTTGACCTGATCGGACCACCATATCCCATCGCCGAACATCAGCTTGGCTGCGTAGCTGTCCAGCCCTGCTATCTGCTTGGCGCCGACTGCGTCGCTGATGGTGTCTCCGGCGGGGCCGGTACAGATCATGTAGAGGCCCTCGGAAAGCCCGAACTGCACCTGGTCCGTCCACTGCGTGCTGTCGTCGGCGTCGCACAGGACACCGATCGAGCAGCCTTGCCCTCGCAGCGCATACATCCCCAGGCGAGGGAGAACATCCGATCCGACCAGGATGGCCGCGTCCAAGCTGATCGCTCCGTCGGAGCCGGACGATCCATAGAAAAACGAGAAGGGGCCGGCGGTCGGCATAACGCTGAACATATTGCCCAGCGACGCCACCACCAGCTGTGATGGTCCGCGCTGCGTGTTCTGGCCGTTATTGACTGCGTTAACCAGGTTTTGCCAGAATTGCTGCCCCGTCCCGCCGATATTGTCGAATATTTCCGGCGTAAATCCCGGCATGCTGATTGAAATTCGCCAGGTATTTGGCTGCGAGCCCGCTAGGAACGCGCCGCCGATCTGGTTGCCGTAGCTGCCCGTGTACCGCGCGGTCAGCACAAGCGGGCCGTTGGCACCAGTGTAGTACAGGCCGAGCTGCGCCGCGGTATCGGAGCCGTCACTAACGCGCACGCAACGGAAGTTCTGCGCTCCCTGCTGAACGGCGGTCGCGATCTGCGTTCCCATATCGTATTTGCGCGGCATGATCGGGCCAAAGTTCTGAACGTATTCTGCCATGCTGCCCACGATCACGGGCTGGCCGATCGGCCCCCAGGGAGCACTGCCCACCACGCCGATGATGTCGGTCGGGACACCGTTCAGAACCAGATTTTGCGGCGGAACGATTTGAACGTATAGGTCGGGCACCACCAATGCTGTCGTGTTGATGCTGCCTTGCTGCACGATCGGCATGCTTCAGCCCTCCTTCGTCTTATCGCCACTGGGGTTTGCCCCGCCCGCCTTTGGGCTCTGGGTTGCCGGCGCATTCGGCGAGCCGGCGGTCGTTTCAGGCCCGCTCACGCGCACCACATCATGGGCATGCTCGCCGCCCAGGATTTCAGCGGTCTCTTTCGAATCGCTGATCAGATCGCCCGGTGCGTGCAGCCCGAACGAGCGCACGACCACGAGTTTGATGTTCACGAGGTCCTCCGAGAATCGCTGGTCCGCTGTTTACGCAACAGCAGATCCGCCTGCCAAAATTGACAGAACTTAGATGATCAGGTTGTCGACGGCTCCCTGGGCGGCGCCTAGCGAGAGATCGCCGAACAGCATGGCCGGCAGCAGCGCCGAAATCGTCGTCGGATACTCCACGCTATAAACCAGATCGCGGCGGAACAGCGAGGCATCTTCCGCCCGGTCCGTCACCATGCTGCCGTGGAACAACAGCCGCCCTTGGCTGCCGTCGGGCAGCGCGATGAAGCGTAGTTGCGCCAGCGCTCCGTCGATAACGCTTGCGGTCGCATCTCGGGTCGCGGGATCGGGGCACCAACAGATGATGCGGAACGACTGCTTCTGCCGCCGGGTCTGCAACAGCGCCGCCTGCTCGGCAACCACGCGCGCGCGCAACCTGGCTGCACCGGGGACGGTAATCGTACTGCCGGATAGCAACACGATCCAATCAGCGCGGATTTCGGCAGCCAGATTCGCCGCCACCGACGCCGGCGTGTCGCCCGCATCGGTGCCGTAAACGTAGGTGTTGCCGTCCGCCTGGATGCCAGCAAGCTGGCCCGGATGGGCGCTGCCACTAAACGCGATGGCGTTGCCGGAAACGGTTGCCACCAGTGTCGGCGCGACAGTCGCCGGCAGCAGCCATTCATCCAGATAGCGCGTGGTGTTGCGGGCATCCGACACCGGAAAGACGGTGACATTGACCCATCCGGCGGCCAAATCCGCATCCAGCGCCGAAGCCACGGGCCAGCCGCGATAGACGCGGGCCAACATCCCGTTCGCCGACGCGGCATCCGCTCCGTTTGGGCAGAGAACGGCGGCGACTAGCGCGACCAATGCGTTCTCCACGTCCGACTGATCGGCCATTCCTTGTCGCCTGGCGTCTCGTGCAGTGCTTACGTCGTTGCCAGCTTGACCAGTAGCCGCCATCCGAGTTCACTCAACTCGGCCGAAGACACAACGTAGGTTCGACCGAGATCGTCGGTCATCAGGTCATCGGGCCTGAGGACGACGCGGCTTGCGTCATTGCCGAGCACGATCGGCGGCGGAGCCGGCAGAATAACGCTGTAGCCACCGAGGCGGACATCCGCGGGCAACTCGGCAGGCTCGCGTTCCCCGGTGCCGCCGGCCAGCACGCTCGCCGGCCAGTTGCTGAGCAACGGCTCCAGATTGGCGCGAATCACGCCACCGTAGCTGTTGATGCCTGGCAATGCCGGCGCGGCCGGCCGAGCGAGGCTGATCACCCGATTGGTGAGCACGCAAACCACAGGAAGCAATGCCGGCTGCATCGCGACGAACCACACCCGCGTTCCATCGCACTCGGCCAGATAGTCGCCCGGCCGAGTGTAAGCCGAATCGAACACGCCGTACCAGACCGGTCGGCCGTAGGCATTGGCGCG